TCTTTTGTCAGTATTGTGGATGATCTGACTTTTTATCGTCGTAACTTTAACCTAGAAAAAGCATGGGGTTAATCATGAGCATACATAAAGAATTTATATCAGCTTTAATCCATGCAGCATGGAAAAGCGAAGCTTTAAATATAGGTGGAGGCGTATTTAAATATGACGAATACGCCGAATTGATAGACATTTATAAAGCAGCCCCTGACCTATTAGCGGCGTTGGAAAAGATATTGGTATTGAACGCAACTCAAGGGGTGGGTTATGACGAATGGGAAGGCGCAATAGAAATGGCGGACAAGGCAATAGCAAAGGCTAAAGGTGAATCATGCCCCCAATAACCCCCGCCAATTCCCTCTTTCCTCTTACCCAATGGCACAGGGGACATTATCGGGGCGTGGTGCAAGTTAAGGTCATGGATCAAGTGATCTGGAATGAGTACCTTCCTCGCGCGTATAGCAAGGATGACGCATTTAAGGACGCGGTCAATTTTATTAAAGAAAGGATGCAAGGATTATGACCCAAACCGCTCTCGGACTATATTTGCTTTTCTGGACTATATTGGTCCCATATTTACTTAAGAAAGAAAGCAGGGAATTAAAATTTGAGCCGATGGAATACATCATAGGCTCTGTGATTGGGTTCTGTCTTGGCACAATGTCATTGATATGTTTTGGATTAATTGGTGCATTAATTATGGGGGCATTATGAAACCGTTTTATTTATTACTGATTATATTATTAACCGCGTCTTTATCATTTGCTCTTGGTTGGTTTATGCGGGGTGATGCGATTTATTCCGCTATGTATCAGAAAGATTTAAACAATGTAAATGTGGAGGATGTAAGGAAATGACAAATAAATTTACAATCGGCTCACAATGGACCACAAAAGGCGGCTGGCGTGCTGTTGTGGTGGATGTTGACCATAGCGGTGTTAAAGCATGGCATGAGCATAAAAATTGGGTGGTATATCATTTCCTTGATGGATCAGCTACGGGAGAACCAGATTTTGCTTTAATCACCCCCTACACCGAACCCCGCAAAGGCACGGTTTGGGTGAATGTTTGGGAAGATGTCAGTGATGGAGATATATTTTCTGCATCACACGACACAGAAGAACATTATATAGATGATATAAAAAGAGATTGTGGCCCTAATTCTTATAATCTTCTTGCATCATTCAAACACGATTGGACAGAGGGAGATAAGATATGAAGATTAGATTAAAAGCAGCTGTAAACAACCCAGTTTATTTTGGAAGAGAATTTACCTATGAAGACCGAATTGGTATTTATTGTGCATATCACAAAATCCCGAGTTATTCATATCAAATATGGACGCATGAAGACGGCGGGACTAAAACGGCTAAGATAATTTTACACCGTAACGTTTCTATAGAACACTTCTTTACACCGATTGGGAATCTTTATACAGATTTAGAATTAGCGCGGTCTAAACTTGAGATCGAAGAAAAACGTAAGGAAAAATCTGACAATATACTAGAAATGATAAGAAAACATTTAAGGAGTTTAAAATGAAAAACTTTAACGAAGAACCTATTGAAATCATCTTAATAATTGCCGGGGTATTCCTGGGCACGTACTTGTTTTGTATGGCGTGTGTTAGTGTATGGGAAGGGTTAATGGCATGTTTAAATTAGATGAAGTCTATCTATTTGATCCAAACGATAGCGACAAAGTTAGGTTATTTTTAGAGATTATGGCTAAAATAAGGAACCGTTTAGAAAAGTCACCAGACACTATACTCTCTTGGCATGGTATTAAATTCAGTTTAATAGAAAGTGAAAAATGATGTTTTTATCAACTAACGACAACACCCCCCAATGGTTCAAAGTATTCTGCACAGCCCACCTAATGGCCCCTAACCACGTATGCAATCCAGCGCGGTTTGATGACTTGATTCGCTCTAATGACAATAAAAAGCCGATTCGGGTATGGGCTTCTCCTATTGTTTGCCAATGCGCAACGACATTGGAAAGCTTTGCTTGTTCACATATTTCAACACAGCCACTATGAAAGGAGAAAAAAATGTTTGATAAAGTAAGACAATGGGGCTTAGACAAAGGCATCATTTACGCAGGAAACGAGAAAAACCAAGCTCTCAAAACAATGGAAGAACTTGGCGAACTATCTGGGGCATTGCTCAAGGGTAAGGACGCCGAGATCAGGGACGCATACGGGGATATTCTCGTTACCGTTATTGTCGGGGCTGCCTGCCTTGGCATTAACGCAGAGGATTGCCTTGCCGAAGCCTATGAGGTAATCTCGAAGCGCAAGGGCAAAACTGTGGATGGCTCTTTTATTAAAGATTAAAGTTTACAGGTGCGCGGCACTCGATGGCAAAGTGATCGGCCATAAATAGGATCAAGCTGCGGTTCTGGTACGTAGGAGCGTGGCCCGGATGGATAATATAGCATGTCCTGTTTTTAGTATCACGTGCTATATATTAGATACGCCAACGCCGCCGTAAATAGATTGTTGGTAAATTCGGGCAAATCCAGATATTTTATTCTTAAGAGGTCCCCCATGTTCGAAATTAATTTAGAAGATTACACGCGCGACACCATCGCCGATCCTTATCGCTCCATGCAAGACGCTATTAAAGATGTTGGTTTAAAGCCACCTGCATTTTTAACGCCTGGTATCATCAATAGGTTCCCAGACAGCGAAGACAAAATGGGCAAGCAATCCGGCTGGTGCTGGTACACGTCATTCCAAGGCGATTACGGCAAGATATTTGTTGCCAAGTTTGGGACTTGGAGAAACTCTGACATTGTCCACACATGGTGTTCGCACAAGACATCTGTCCTATCCCGAGATGAGATGCGCCAACTATCCGAACAGATAGATGCGTCCGAAGAAGCGGCTAAGAAAGCAAAGGAAAAAAGACAATTAGAGGCAAGAGAAGATTCTAAACGTACATTCCTATCTATTGGTGATAGTGATGGAAACCACCCATACTTAATACGCAAGGGCGTGAAGGCTTATAAAAACGTCAAATCCCAAGGAAACGACATACTCATCCCTATATATATCGAAGGGGATATGTGGTCATACCAACGCATCTACAAAGATGGGTCCAAGAAGTTTAAGACTGGCGGTAAAATAAAAGGCGGGTATTTTAATATAGATGGGGATGAAACAACCGTAATCTGTGAAGGATACGCCACAGGCGCATCTATCCACGCCATGACGGGCCACACTGTCATTGTCGCCTTTAACGCTGGCAATCTATACGACGTGGCCATGTACTGGAAAGGAAAAACCAAAGGGGAAATCATAATTGCTGGAGACGACGACCGCTTCAATGAGGTAAATATAGGAAAACAGAAAGCCAACGCTGCTGCCACTGCTATTGGGTGCAGATGCGTGTTCCCAATCTTTCAAGATGGCGACAAAGGAACTGATTTCAATGATATGGACCAATCTGGGGTTCTGAGTATCTTCCAGAAACGGATTACGCAGAGTAATGTTATCCCAATTAAGAAAGATGACGTACAAAATACTGATATACCTCAAGGCGTTATCTCCGACATCTACAATTATTACCGCGCGACAGATGGGTATAATCAAGAACAGTTCGCCTTAAATACTGCCATTGCTATTGCCTCTGTGGTGTGTGGGAGGAATTTCCAGACGGATGAACGTAATTTCACGTCTCTTTACTTCATGAACATCGGTAACGCTGGGACTGGTAAAGAGCATTGCAAGACTGTTATTGAGGAAATCATGAAAGCGTCCGGCCAAAAGGTCGTTATGGGGGATGGCTTTACATCCGCTGGGGCTGTGTTCTCTGCTCTCATAATGAAACCACGCTTTATATCTGTTATTGACGAGCTGGGGATGTATCTCAAAGCTGGGATGCAGAATAACGCCAACCAAGTAGAAGCCAACTCCACAATCATGCAATGCTTTGGGCGGTGCCATTCCACACTACGGCCTAAGAACTATTCATCTATGACTTTGACTAAGAAACAAAAGGAAGATATGGAAACACGCGAGATTGAGAACCCGGCAATTACTCTTGTTGGTCTTACAACACCGTCAACGGTTTTCGAGTGTCTATCCCATAAAGATATCCTTTCTGGGCTTATTAGTCGGTTTATTATGTATGTTTCTGACATGCCGATATCTATCCGTAGACGCGTACCAATACTCCCTGTGCCTGACCAGGTTATCAGTTGGATAACGACTATTTCCAACAGATCAAAGGACAATGGAAACACGGTTGATATATCATCTCAACAGCCCATTATTGAGACGATACCGTTCTCGGATGCAGCTAGAGAAATCCACGATGAGTTTGCTATATGGGTTGCGGATGAGCTTAATAATGCCCTAAAACAAAACCTTGAAGGTGTTGGTGTGCGTGTAAACGAGATATCCATGCGCCTGGCCTTAATATGCGCTCTATCCCGCAATCCAAAGACAAAGATTATAGGAGATATTGATTCTAAATGGGCAACAGAGTTCATGCGTGAGAAATATCTTTCAACTATGAAACTGGTGCGGAAATACATGACTACTTCAACGCTAGATGCAGACTTAAAAGATATGGTGCGCGAGATTGCTAAGTTTGGCCCGAGAGGTGTTAAACGTAGTGAACTTATCAAAAATATCCCCATATTCCGTAAGTATAAACTTCACGAATTGGAGAATATTCTGGAGTTGGCTATTGAGGCTGGGGTTCTTATTAAAGAGAATATGGGGTCAGGAGGACGTCCTGTGGTTGTTTATATAGCGTCCATATCGGAATAACATTGTTGCATAAAAGCCCCTGCGAATGCTACGCAGAGGGCTTCCCACTCATCTTCTGTATATGTTGCTAAATCAGTTTTCTTAATGACAACTTCAATGAAATGGCCTACTTCCTTACCAGCTTCCAAAGCGGCTTTCTTTTCAGCTTTGTTCAAACCCATCATAGCGTTAAGTTCTTCTCAATTGCATACGATTCCAAATCACTTTTTCGGTACCGAATACCACGCTCTCCAACAACAATCCACTTTGGCCCGATAGGCTTTGGGACGTCGTATTTAGCACGGGTTATTGTCTTTGTTTTCCAGTTACGGATAGTATGTGGGCTAACCCCCAGGAATTTGGCGGCTTCTTCTGATGTTAAAAATTCATTGTCCATGGGACCTCCTTGTTATAAGAATAGATTAACAAATAAATAAAATGATGTCAATAGACAAAAAGAGGTTGACAAGGATAAAAACGTATGAAAAGATACAAGAATAGAAAGGAGAGAAAAAATGAGATCACCACTAGACATTATAAGCAAACTAAGACAAAAGAAAGAAGAGTTGGAGGTAATTAAGCGAGAGATATCTATGTTAGAATCAGATTTATATCTGGCAACTAAGGACGACATCAATAATGCATACAAAGAGAAAGGAACCGCTTACGGCGTTGTCCACGTTGGAGAGTTAGTTGTTAACATTCCAAAGAAAGTATCGTGGGATCAAAAGCGTCTTGCTGAACTGTATAAGGGTATTTCGCTATCCAACGAGAACCCATCCGATTACATCAAAGTAACTTACGATGTGAGCGAAGCTAAATATAACGCCTGGCCGGAAGCTATCCGTTCGACATTCGACGAAGCGCGGACGGTTGAGCCTGGGAAAGTAACAATCAAATTAGGAGATGAATGATGGCATTATCATTAGAAGAAAAAGAAGATTTCGATCCGCCAAGAATTACGATTTACGGACCTCCAAAGATTGGTAAATCGACGTTCGCATCTATGGCACCTAGCCCAGTTTTTATCCAAACGGAAGATGGATTAACTGCTCTTGATGTTCCACACTACCCGCTCGCAAAATCATTCAAGGAAGTTATGAAATATCTTGAGGAGATTGCAACAGAAGAACATGAGTTCAAAACGCTGGTAATAGACAGTTTAGATTGGATGGAGAAATTAATCCACAAGCAAATTTGCGAAGAAAATGGTGTGACATCTTTGGAAAACCTGAACTGGGGCAAGGGGTATGTCGCTGCGTTTATGCTTTGGGAGCAATATATTGATGCAGTTAATTACATCCGTCTTAATCGAAACATGTGTATTATTCAGATTGCACATTCCGAGATTAAACGTCACGAAGACCCAGAGACAGAAGGTTACGATAAATACCAGATTAAGCTGCATAAGACTGCATCTGCTTCTATTACAGAAAAGTCTGATATGATATTGTTTGTAAATTATGTTGTGTCTGTGATTAAGACACAAGAGGGTTTCAACAAAAAGACACGTGCCATAGGAGATGGCGAAGCTATGCTATACACTATGAATAGGCCGCAGGCTGTAGCAGGTAACCGCTATTCTATGCCACCAGAGATCCCGTTCACCCGTGATGGTTCCTACTGGGCTACCATTGCACAATACGTCCCATATTTCAGTAAGATGATGGGCAACTAAGTTTTATTAACCAACCAAGGAGAAAGAAAATGATTGACTTTGATATTGATGACGTACAAGTAACTGCGGAGTCGTCGCCGCGCCGCGAACGCTTACCGGATGGTGAATACCTTGTGGTAATTGCAGAAGCCGATAAGGATTATATTACTCCAAAGGCGAAGAAAGCTGGCCTTAATATGATTTATAGTATTCAAACTGGGCCACATGAAAGCAAAGAAATCAGTGAGCTTTTATTATATGATAACATTGAAGTAGTCAAATCCAAAGTGGCACAGATTGCAGTTGCCGCTGGGTTGACAGGTAAGTTCTCATCAAATGATGTGCCTAAACTTATTGGGAAACGCATGATTGTTATTCTCAAAACAAAAGGCGAATACCAGAATGTGGTGAAATATGTGTCTGCTACTGGTGGGTTCACAGCCCCTCAAGCAGAAGCCGCTCCCGCTGCTGGCACCCCGCCTTGGGCTCGTAAATGAAAACCCTTGCTGACATTATAGACGGCGATCCACTCGTGCGTCTAATAGATCAAGTAATCTTGGAGGAACACGCAAGTGAACCTCCAAGACACTACCTCGGTGCGTCCTCTATTGGTGAGGAGTGCAGCAGGAAACTTTGGTACAGATATAACGGACATAAGGAGAACTTTGATGCTGAAACACTTAGGAGATTTTCTGACGGGCATGATACGGAAGCCAAAATCATCAGATGGCTTAAACGTTGCCCAGGAATTGAGATCCATACAAGAACAGATACAGGCGGCCAAATCGGATTTGAAAGATTTTCGGGTACTTTTAGCGGGCACTATGACGGTGTGGGAAGAGGTTTTCCACAGGCTCCAAAAACATGGCACATTGTCGAAATCAAATGTGTCGGTGAAAAAGCCTTCAAAGAACTTGAAAATCTCAAAGCCCAAAACGAAAAAACAGCAATAGAGCTGTGGAAGCCAGAGTACTATTCCCAAGTTCAAGTCTACATGCACATGGAGAAGCTAACGCGATCCATTCACATTGTAGCGACGCCTGGGGGTAGAAACCTGATAAGCGTGCGTACAGAGTATGACAAGGACCATGCTCTGGCCATGCTTGCCAAGGCAGAACGGATTATAAACGCCAAGACGCCGCCAGAGCGTATTGGGGATAAGACGTTCTTTAAGTGTAAAATGTGTTCTTTTCGAGAGATGTGTCATGAAACTCCGCCCATACCAAGAAAAAGCAGTATCTTCGACCATTGAGTATTACGCGTCTGGTCAAGAGATGGGATGTATATCGATTCCTACAGGGTGCGGGAAGTCGTTCATCCAAGCTGAACTCATACGACGCATCCTAATGGAGTACCCGCATGTTCGGATCTTGTCTCTTTGCCACTCGAAAGAGTTGGTTAAACAAAACCACGACGAGGTGCTGTCACTTTGGCCTGCATGCCCTACTGGCATATACTCTGCTGGACTCAAGAGACGAGACACGTCCCAGGTTCTATTTGCTGGTATCCAGTCAGTACATTCAAAACATTTGGAGATAGGATACCGCGATCTTTGCATAATAGATGAGTGTCACGCTATAAGTGGTAAAAACTCCGATACGATGTACCACAATCTGTTCAAGGATTTGAAGGCCATCAACCCAAACATGCAGATATTTGGCATGTCTGCCACGACCTACAGGCTGGATAGCGGGAACCTTGTACCTAATGTATTCAAGAAAATCATATACGAATACAATATCATTGACGCCATTAAAGAAGGGTATCTATGTGAGATTATATCTGCACCGACCAGGACATATCTAGACACCAGTGGCGTTAAGATTGTCGGTAAGGAATACGCACCAGGCGAACTTGAACGTG